TATCCTCACCATGAACACCTATGAAGTTTAGAGCGGTCATACCAGAATCGATACATTCGTCACAGATGGACTTATTGTCGTCGATGATGACCCCAATGTTTAGGGCTCGACAAATATCAACTTTCTTGACTTCGTTTGGGGTATAACTATTCGTGAGAATGATATCATCAAAAATTCCTGGGAAGAAAAAGTCAATCCACAACTCTGTGTCCATCCGCACAACATCTTGGCGACCCGTGACAATGTACATTTTTTCGGCATTGTGACGGATTGACCACATCGCTCGTTGAGAACCCCTTATCGGTTTAAGTGCTTGAAAGTGCCCAGACTTGTAAAATTCTTGAACCATTTTTTGAGATTCTTCTTCTGTGACATTAAAAATATCCCGATAGACGTAACTGTACTTTGGTTTATCGATTTTCTGTATACCATATTTCTGTTTGTGATACCTCGACATAGGACTGAGAAATGGGACAAGAACTTCATCGATGTCGATCGCAATGCGGTTCATTACTATACCCTATTATTATTCATAATCTCTAACTACCACACCAACGGGAAAACGATCACTTCCATTTTTATCTTTTTTTATAAGGCGTTCCATAGTAGGTTTATTTAATTTCTCAACTTTAAATAGATGTCTTCACTGCCAGTTGTAAATTATAGTAGAATGGAACGACTTAGGCCTCCAGAGAGATCACCAGTCCCATTGACCTTAAACACGGTGTGTCTAGTGTTTATTGTCATATGTGTATTGGCGATGTATAAGCGCTCTGTGACGATTAGTCAACAGCGTCAACGATTTTATACTTGAGACACTTTTCACCCGAAAGATAAATGTCCCTTTTCATTAATTTTTTTAGAACCTTCTCAGGGATTTTAGTCTTTTCGAGATACATTTCTTTTAATTTCTTCATAAACTTATCCGTCGATTTCAGTTCGTGTTTGAGTTCCTGAAAATTACCCCACATCTCGGTAGAAATCTGATGAATGAGAATATACGCATTTCTTCCCATACGTCTCTCGCTACCACCGAGTAACACGAATGTCGCAGCACTACAACAAGACCCTTGGGCGATTGTGATAACCTTCACACGCGACGTTTCGAGAACGTTCATCATGTTCATACCAGCAAATATACACCCACCTTCACTCATGATATGCACGCGAATTTGTGGTTCGTACCCAACGAGTTCAGCCTTTTTCTTTAGCATTTCAATCTCGAGTTTCTTAAACTTCTCGACGAATACAAGAGCGTTTTCACGATCTACGTCACCATAAAATAGGAGTTCGTTACCGATAACCTTTACACATTCCTCGACAACGGGTTCAAGTTCTTCTTCGTTCGTAGGCATGTTGCAATGCTTTCTTTACTCTTGTCACGTCTCTTGATTTTAAGCTGTTTCCAACTGTGAGATGATTGATAACATCAAAATCCTGGGGGGTGATTCCATAGTCCATGAGGGGTTGTAACTCACCCTTCTCTGCGTACTTCTTTAATAGGTCCAATTCCTCTATACCTAGACCCATCCTCGATTTTTTCTTAATTTCCTCATACTTTTGTTTCCGCATCTTATAGTTTCCAAACTTTGTCCAACAGCTTCCAGGTCTAATCTTGTCTCGATCGAGTGGTTTTCCCAACGCCGATTTGGGTATGGTGAGCGCGTTGGCTACAAAATACGGCATAAGGTGCCAGTATCCATATGAATACATCTTCGTATCATACATATCGGCATCTGAAAATGAATGTGATGCTCTTACAATGTCGACACCTTCAGAATCCAAGTAATTTTCTTGAAATATGTCCCATATATGACCATGTTCAGAAATACTATCGTAAATTTCGATGGGTCTTGGATCTGAAAGTACATCGGCAACAAACTCTTTCGGTGTCTGAAAATCGTCAATCTCATCATATCCGTCTATGTATGCAAGAAAAGTTCGAATGTTTCCCTGGGATCGTATAGCGGCATTATTAACTTTAATACCTCTCTCATCTGTGAGTGTCATTAACACCTCAGGTTTATGTCTGGGGATGAAGACAGTTTCGAAATTTGGATACATACATATATTTGTGGTTGTCACAAGAAGGGACCCTCTAGAAACTCTGTCACCATCAGAGACTCTTTCTATGATTGGTTTGAAGGTGGGTTCATAATCTTCAATGAATACATGTTTAGTCGATGGTTTTATGAAAGGTAGAAATAATGATTTACTCTTGAGATGTTCTGCTTGTAACTCAACATGATTCAATCCTTGGAGGACAGCTTTGAGAACATACGACTTCCCAACACCTGTCGCACCACAGATGAACACATTCTTTCTTTCATTAATGTACTTACGAATGAGTTCAATCTGTTTCGTGTGAATTGTGTCAACTATGGGTTCTTTTTTTTGCCCAACTACTTTAATGAAAGAATCCATTGATGATCTTACTAATCAGGCCATAGATTTGGTGCTCGGGAATGACGCACTTCATAAACGTATCGTAGAACCTTTAAAAAGGAAAATTGTACCATACGTTGTGTGTGGAATTATGACCAACTTGACTATGTTTATTCTTTTGGTGTACCTTGCTCGACGTCTGTCTCTTCTTCCTCTTCCTCTTCTTCCTCTTCCTCAACTTCCTCAACTTCCTCGTACTCCTCTGGGTCTTTAGATAAAAACACACCAACCTTTTCAAATGGAGTGTTTTTCGTGAGTGCTCGGATGGGTTCTATAGTTTTAGGTAACTTCAGATGTGGTATAGGGCGAACAGATAAAATTTCGGGTCGTGTGAAAACACCTTCTATTGGATATTCCTTTTCGAAATTCATAAGAATCTTTTTGGGAACAGCAGGACATTGTTCGAGTAAACGATCGTATTCAGCTTTACATTCTTCAACAAATTTCAAACCCTCCTTTTTACGTTCTTCACGTGGGAGGGCTAATTGCAGTCGAATATTTCTCGAAAGACTTCCATGACCCAACGCAGATGTTCGGTGGTTCTCCATCAGTTCATTCACCTTGAGAAACTGCATGATCGTCGCGATCAGACCTGCGATAAGATTTAAACCACCAATGATCGATGGGGCGGCTGGTTGAATACTCAGTGGTAAAGTACTCTGAGCAAAATTCGCAGTACCCGTGATGGTCGATAAGACAATGACGGGTAAATTAAAACGCAGACTAAGTTTTTTATACATCAGGAAGGATCGATGGTGCATATACCTGTAACACGCACATGCCTCACCCCATTGACGTAGTACGTTCTCGTGATACTCGTTCCACATATCTTCCATTTTAATTTCTTCTGACATCTTATAATAGATGAACATAATATTCGTGATCCATCTTGTGTTTCTCTTGTGGATACTCATCGTTCCTTTCATGAATGATCGCAGACAACTTGAGTTCTATTCTATGGTGATCCCATTCATATTTTATCATTGGTCTGTTAATGATGATACATGTGCACTGACACAGGCTGAGATGTATGTCACTGGAAAGCATAAGGATGATACATTTATGGGGCGTGTTGTAGGTCCGATATACAAGATGGAAGAGAACGATGTCAACCGACTGACAAAGACTTTATTTTTCGCACTTTGGTCATTTGTGCAGTATAGACTTGGACATTTTGACGCATTTGTAAAGGATTTGGACAAGTTATTTAAAGGTAAAAAGCTAAAATAAATCATAAATGGATATCAAGATTCGCAACGAGATTATTCGCCTCAAGAATGCCAAAGAGTTGTATCAGGGTACATATTTGGAAAAATTGGAGGACTATGATGAGAAGATTATACGACTTGGGAATCAGATTGAGAGGGCGACATCCGATGTGAAGTGTGAGATTCTCGAGAGGCAGAGGAAATTATATCTTGATGAGATTGAGAAAATTGATAAGAATATGGAGAATACTATAAAGTTTATCGATACCAAGATGGACACCTTCAATAAACAACTCGCGAATATTGATAATGAGAAGAAGTCATTTGACTATAATATAGATAAACTCAAGAAGGCCATCGAGAGAAGGAATGTAAATGAAATTTTCGATATGTTTGAATGTGTTTCGAATGCACTCACCATTCTCAACGACGAAGCTTCGCATACTCCTGAACAGCCTTGAGGAATTCACGATCCCTCTTCACTTTGGGATCAACACCTATGAGCACATAGGTCATTTTATTGGGAAGCTTGGGAGTATTTCCCTTGGGCTTGGGTGTAATTTTCAGTTTTTTCTTGGCGCTTTGGATCTGCTTAGCGGTTGGCATTTATTATACCTTGGCAAAATATTTGAACTTGTCAAAGAAATGAACGGTATTTCTAAAATTATGGTACACAATCATACAGAGGGCATCTGCGATATCGTGTTTCCTTTCATAAGGAATACCTCCCTCAATATACTTTTCAGCGATTGAAACAGTTCGCTCCTTCCTTTGCTCGTAGTCTAGGTGTCTCATACCAAAATGTGTATGCATGCTCACAGGTGAAATTAAAGAAACCTTGTCTTTGAACATGTAATGTAAAAGAATCTCAATATTCGTGAAACCCATGGGTGGTTGCCTCTCTATTAGGATTTTATCAGCTGAGTCGAATATATGTTGATGGTCCTCAACAAATAAAGGTATCAGATCTACAAAGTCATTTGACTTTATATATTTATAGTCTTCCAAACTTACCTTCTTTATATATTCTACATCAACTTTTGGACCATTCCCAGCCTCTGCGAGAACAAGACCCATATTATGGTACCCAATATCTATCGCCAAAATCTTCATAGCTTTAACTAAAAGAATTTCCTTAACTATAGTAAATGAAGAACAAGGCCAAGACACGATTGTTGATGGTCACTCTCGTCGTACTCGTCGTCGTTTTGGGGTACATGTGGTATAATCCCACGATCGTTGAAGTTCCAGTGGAAGTCGAAGTTCCAGTGATGGTACCACCTCCCCGACCAGTCAGAACACAGGAGGTGAGACGTGCACCAGAATTCAGGGGACCCCCTATCAAGCAGTATAAACCTGGGCGTATGCAACAAATGGGTATCCTCGTAAGTGGGGAGGGTGAGACCCTTCCACTTTATGGGAAGGAGGTTCGTGGTCGCCGAGATCGTTACCACTATTATACCACAACTGGCGGTGAAAACCTGTATCCCATCCCAGTGAGTCATGATGGTCGTGACTGCGTGGATGATATTGGATGCCAAGAACTCTATGGAAATGAAGCAGTCTCAGTAACTGGTAAGAATGATTCATTTGATGTTAAGATGTACCGAACAGATGATTTCTTTTAACAGAAATGGTTTTTTAGAATATCGTATTCTCTTTGTTGGAGTCCGGAACTCTTGGAGACTTTAGCTTTTAAATTTATGAGTTCCTTTACAGTATCGCCATCGAGACTTTTGACAAAGTCCCTCTTAGCCTCGATATCGTCCAGTTGGTTATGTTCTTTTTGAGCTTGTACATATGGCCATGTATGTTTTCGTAGAGCAGCAACTTCAATCTCAAGTTGTATGAGCCTTGGTATGAGAACTTCTCGTATAAGTTTTTCGGTATCAGTCATCTTATGAGATGTACGAAATATATCTTTATATAATAAGTATGACACCAGATAAATGCATTTTTCTTAAAAAACTTGCACATGGTGTTCGTGATTTGATGGAGTATTCTCAACGTGTCAATACGATTGGTTCAGATCCACAGAACAATATTGAAAAGTTTATAAAGAAACATTTACTCAATAAGAATCAGGATGGTACGTATGACTTTTCAGTTGGTAAATTTAGAATTGCTATAGATATGTTAGAGACTGAAACACTCTCAACTATTCTGGTATATTTAGATCATGTCAGTATAACCATCGATCGTGCATACACAATGGCATCCCCAAATCCACTTTTTTTCTCGAAAGAAGATCGAGAGTTTGCCAAACTGATTAATGATGGTGAGATCACAACATTTAAGGATTTTCTTAGCTATTAGTAAATGCAATACAGGGACCTTAAAAATAAAGCAAAAAAGTTGGGACTCCGTGTCACCAAGACTGTAGATGGTAAGCGTGTGAAGCTCAGTTCTAGAGAACTCCGCTCGAAGATTACCATGAATTTCGAAAATAGTGTAAAGAATGCACAGAAGGTGATACGCATCTGTCGAACAGTTGTTCTCCCCACTTCTGGAGCACCACCTCCACCTCCACCTCCACCACAACGACGACCAGTCGTAAATACTGGACGCGCTAAACTCATGGCTGAACTGAAAAATGTGTTAAAAAAGAGAGGACTGAATAAGTAATGGAAGACACTCTCCGATTGAAGAAAGTCAAAACCCTCTTAGAGACGTGGAGTGGTGAAAATGTGGACGAAGCATACTCACTACTTTGTCAGTACGCAAATGCAATGCGAGAGAATGGAGAACCTGGGGAATTCGTAGAGCAGTACCTTGGGGAGGAACTCTACGAACGCCTAGAGACGATGCTTCAATTTTTTAAAAAGTTTGAAAAGTTGAAGAGGGAAATGTTCAAATAAACACGAGACCAAACCTTTTAGACATCAACTTCTTGACACCCTCAACAGTTGGATAACTCCAGAGGTACCAACGGGACCAGAAACCAGCCCCGTCGATACCGCTCATATTCCAATTCTCTTTGTCACTGAATGTCACATTGAGCATCATATCCTGAATTTTCTTGGGGTCTCTCTCTGCTATTGTGCGTTTGGGTACTCGACCACCAT